GGAATATGAACCACATGCTGGTGGTATTCTCATCGTCAGACACGCATAACTCAAGACCAAGCATAGGCTGAATGCCAGCTTCGGTGCAAGCCTCAAAGAACTTAACGTGTCCCCAAGAACTAGCATTGTCAACTATGGCAGCAGCCGTACAGCCTTGCTCTTTCAATCTTTCGACTATGCGCTTGATAGGAGCAAATGTGCCTCCAAATGAATATTCACTCCTAACCCTAAGCTGTATCATAGTAATCCTTCATGTAATAATATTTCAACCAATGCATCAACATCGCTCTGAGCTCTGTGCTTTTGGAATAGCTCTTTGTCCAGGATTTTGTGATACAACTCTATCAACTTTGCTCGTCTGCCGAACAGATGCTCGAACGCAGCAACCGTGCAGACAGTTTCTTTTGGCCAAGGAAAGTCAGTGCACTCAGCCCTTGTCAACTCAAAATTCATCAGTGACGTGTCGAACCAAGCGTTGTGAGCGTAAAGAAAGTCCGCTCCAGAGAATGCCTGCTTTATCTCTTCAAGCAATTCCTTGAACGACGGCTTGCCTTCCAAGTCTGCATCTGTGATGCCAGTTATCTTTACGATCTCTGGAGTCAGAGGTTCACCAGGATGAATAAGCCATTCGTGCTTGCTGACCAACTGTCCGTCTTCAAACCTTTGCAGAGCCAGCTCGATTATCTTTGGCTGTTTCTCTACAGGAGCAATACTTGGCAAAGGCAGACCAGTCGTCTCCGTATCAAACACTATGGATATCATCATTGTCCCCTTCAATTATCAGAGACTCAAGCATGGCACTGTAAACTGCGTTGTCATGGGCAGAGTCTTGGTGCGACAATCCACTCTCTGACAGCCTTGTTAGTTTTACCATCGACAGCAAGAACAGGTGAAATTTGTTGAAGTCATCCTCTGTTTCTAATGTCAACCCCGTTGGATAAAGAGCCACCATCACAGCACCAATCTTGCGCCAGTTATTGCCGTACTGTTTGCTTCGTTCGCGATAGGTGTCTGCCATAGCAATAAGGATTTCATCAGGCTGCATTTTCATGTTTCTTTTCTCCGTAGTAGTCAACATCATTAATTTTAAGAATGGCAGCATTGATGCCTATGCTTTTGTAAGCATCTACAACGTCTTGCCTGTCGTCGTAAGCGCACGATATTTCTTCAGGAGCTATCTTGTGCGTCTTCATCAATTTCAATTTCAAAGAGGCGCTGTGCTCACGAGATCTATTTGGTCGCATCAATAGTTTTGAATAAGCAATACCGTGCTTGGCAAGCCATCTTTGAGTTATCTTGCGATAGTGGTCTGGTCTTGCAGTCAGGATCACAATCTCATCTGCGCTGTGCTCTTGCAGTTTATGCAAATTCGCAGCCTTGTCAAATTCTGACATCAGATGGTATGCATTGTACTTGTTGAATACATTTTCGCAATCATGATGTATGATGTCAACCCTCCAACCATCATCAGCAATACAATTATCTAAATCAAACACTGCGTACATTTTGCACCGCCTTTGCTTGGAGAGCAGTTAAGTCATTCATCAACGAAGCCTGATCGTCAGCAGGAAGAGAATGAAACAGGGAAAGAAAATCAAAAGCAGAGGCGATCTCTTTAAAGAATTTTGCCTTTTGCGCGTTTACCCCAGTTTGAGGGATGTTCATGATTTCCGCATCCCATCAACTATTTTTAGCAACTCGCCTCGCTCTTTAAGATCAGGGAACTTCCTCTTGGCGAACTCCTCAATCTCTGCGAAGTAATCTCTGCCTTGCTTGAAGAAAAACTTCTCAGCCCAAGGATGAACTGTAAAGATCTCATCAACCATAGCATTGACAACCTTTTGATATTCGCTTTGCGTTCTGCCACCTGTCCGAGACTTGGCAAGGTCAACCATAGTACGCAGATTGAATTTACAAACAATGTTGGTGCTGATGTTGGTTGGAAGAATGCCTCGTGCATCCTCAGCAGGCTGACCTATTGAAAGCAAATGATTGTAAACAGACTTGGTGTGAGTCAAAAGATCATCGATCACATTGGTTGCTTCATCGCTGTCTTTGTTCTTGTCTGTGTAAACGTAATCGAACTCGCCCATCTCAAGGACACGCATGGTCTGCTGAGCGTAGCTAGCATTCCTGGTGCGCACCTGTTGGTGAGTGTAAGCACGGCTAACTCCTTCAACCAAGAACACGTAGTCAATGAACTCCCAGCTGGAAGGAATTGTGTTGGCCATGTAATCTAACTGCTCCAACTTTTCCTCCTCAGAAAGATTGCTGATCTCCTCCAACAATCCTGGTGTCATGGTTAACCTCGTTGCCTTGGTGAACAGCAATAGATTCATTGCGTCCTGTGTGTGGTTTATTAGCGTTACTTTCATGCTGCTCTCCTTAATAATTGGTCTGCTACTGCAACCTTCAATTTGGCTCGATCTGTCAAATGAGCTCGCTCAAATGCCCTGCTTTTGTCTTGGCCAGTTCCTGTCTCATGGTCAAAGAATTGGGTAACAGCGTTAACCAAACCCCAAGCTGTGCCTTTGGAAGACTTGTATTGTGCACCAAGACCTTCTCCGTCATAAAGACGAATGATGCGGCGCAATACGGTTGACTCTTCCATCAACTGCTCTGGGTTCTCGCCAGTCCACTCTGACTTCAACTCGTCAGCCACGATCTGTATCGCTTCATCACGATCAAGCTTCATGCTTGCAAGAGTTTCCATGCTGCCAACAAAGTTAGACCAAACCTCACCAGCAATGCCCATCTGTGCCTTGACTTGCTCTGGAACAAACGTAGCTGAGTGCGGTATTCTGATCTTGGCTAAGTGACCTGAGCTGCCAACTGACATACGCAATGTATTGTTACAAACTACGCGAACTGAAGTGAAATGCGCAACCGTAGACATGCTGCCGTCACACGAGGAAGCCATAAGTAAGTAAGGCTTAACTTCGTCCTGACCCATAATGCGAACGCTGTCCCCTGTGCTTGCTAATGCCCAAAACTTCTTACCACCGAACAAACAGCCTGCTGTTTCCATCTTGAATCCTTGACCAGAGATAAGATCCCTAAAGAACTCTAAAACTTCTCCTGGCTGCACTACGCGGTATGCATCGCTGACAACGCTGAGTGGTGCTTTGGTGTCAGAGCGGAACAATACTTGCTTCTGAGGGAATATCAACTGATTGTCTTCCTCATCTTTGTAAATCAAATCAGCAGGGTTAACATTCCAGTTCATGCCTGCCTGAACTTTCCAGGTGTCAATGTCTTCGTCTGGAGAGATTTCATTGCCAAGACCATGCCAAGGGATAACGCCTGCGTAAGCCATATTTGCCCTGCCATTGCTCATATCTAATTCGTGTGCCATTATAGTTCCTTCACTTTACCGTTAATCAAAAAATTCGATGGTTTCAAATGCTTGCGTGAGCAGTACATTCTTACGTACTCTTCCAATGTATTGGGCAAGCGTTTCAACAATTCTGCTTTAATCATTTTTGTCTCCTAATAGGTAGCGTTTGGCTTCTTCTGTTGCACCGAAATTGATGACAGACCTGCGGAAAATCTCCAACGCCTTTTGGATCGGATAGCCTTTCAGCTCTTTCATTTCTAGTTCGTGCATAGCTTCGTCTGTTAACTTAACAACGGACAAGCCACCAGCATCCAACGGTATCACATGGTTGTACTTGTTACCCTGCTTCACAAGCATGTAACTATGACCACCCCTAGCAAGCATTATATTCATTTTGACACCCCTTTGTAAGTAACGCGAACTTGTTTGTATTGCGTTAAATTAGTGTGGTCATCAACCCAATTTTGACCAAGCTTCAACAAAACAGCCTTGTTGTCCAACGTGAATCGAATGCCCTCAGAAACTTTAACTGTTGCCTCTGGAAGCAAAATCTCTTCAACGCCCATCTCCAACAATTGCTTTTTGGCTTGCTCGTATTGAGCTTCGATGACAGCCTTCTTAGTGTGCAACTCAACCAACCTTTGTGCTACAGCTTCTGGTTTGAATAATCTTTGTACTGATGCCATGATGATACCCCTTTCTAAATTATAAATTTCTTGCCGTTTATTTCTGCACTGCCCTCTGCTTTAAGCTTCATTCTGAAACGAATATGAACGCCCATAGGAAGACCAAGTGCCTTGAATGCTGCTGCAGTGCTTTTGTAAGTAACGCCGTCAACCGTGACAGACGTTCTTTTTGTTTGGGGAGCCACGCCGTGCTCGGCTTGAAACTCCGCAATGATAGGCTCTGCATGAATATCGCTGCAACTAGGAACACCTAATGCTTCAT